TTGCATATCACTTTGTCTTGCAGCCTTTATTAATTTTTATTTTAAGTGTGTTTAAAATATCACTACCCGATTTACCTGAATTTGACATGAGTACGCTCCTCACGACTTTGGGAGGACTTTTAGGAATTGGTGGATTGCGCTCGTATGAGAAAACGAAAGGCTTGACCAAATAGAAGAAGAAGACTGTATCGTTTGTGGAGAAACAAGAAAAGTATATTGGATATATACGATTGAACAAAAATGGAGACAGATGAGACAAGTTTGTCTTACTTGTCAAAGACGAGAAAAGAAAAGAATAGAAGAAGGGAAAATTAAATGAATATAGATAGATTAAGACAACAGCTGGAAATAGATGAAGGGTGTAAGTACGTCATTTATCTGGATCACTTAAATTTGCCCACACACGGAATTGGTCACTTAATTCTTGAGAGCGATCCTGAACACGGTCAACCTGTTGGAACTCCTGTATCTGAAGATCGTGTTATTGAATGTTTTGAAAAAGACTTAGAAAGCGTACAGAAAGATTGTTACAGGCTGTACAATGACTTTGACGATCTTCCTGAGACTGTACAAGAAATTATAGCAAATATGTTGTTTAATATGGGTTTGGGAAGAATGAAAGCATTTCAAGGCATGAAGAGAAATGTTGATGCTCGACAGTGGGACAAGGCAGCGGATGAGATGGTTGACTCACGCTGGTATAGTCAGGTCGGTGAAAGATCAAAGCGTTTAGTGGAAAAAATGCGTCAGGTTTAATATTGTATTATGGTAATATACGCTTTACTATACTAAATATTGTTATAGTATGGTAAAAGGAGTATATATATGGACGCTATAGTTTTAGCGGAACATCTTTTAAAAGACATTCGCCAGCGCAAACAAGACTTTGCGGAGGCTTTGGCGAGTGGTTCATGCGATACGATAGAAACGTATCGGTTCACAGTGGGTCAAATACGAGGAATGACCTATGTTGAAGATTTAATTGTTTCCTCGATGAAAGGCTTAGATTTAGATGACTAAGAAATTTTACGTTCCTGAGAAAAAAGTTATAGGAGCTTCAAGTCCTATACCTAAAGCAGTTGAAAAGGCATTTCCTAAAATAGAAGAATCAAAAAATTCTATAGACCCTTCAACTTTTAAAAACTCAACACTCGAAAGACTTCCGCAACCTACAGGTTGGAGAATACTTGTTATTCCATATTACATGAAACAGCAAACTAAGGGAGGCGTATTTATTCCAGATGACATAAGAGACAAGGAAAGTTTCGCCACAGTCGCTGCTTATGTCGTAAAGCTTGGACCAGACGCATATAAGGACTCTGATAAATTCCCATCTGGTGCCTACTGTGATGAGAAAAATTGGGTTCTTATGGGAAGATATGCGGGAAATAGGTTCAAAGTGGAAGGACTTGAGGTTCGTCTGATAAATGATGACAATATTATTGCAACAATACTTGACCCATCAGACGTTTCGTATGTATAAAGTAAACAAAGGGATATAAATATGTCTAGTGAAGCTCAAAATTTAGTAGAAGAAGAACAGGATACTTCTGTTGAGATAGATCAAGATGATCTTTCCGAAGGAACAAGCGTTGAAGTTTCTGAAGAAAGTTCTGGATCAACCCGAACAAATGTTCGAGATGAAGAATCAGGCGAAGAGCTTGAATCATATAGCGACAATGTAAAAAAGCGTATTAATCAATTAACTGCAAAAAGAAAGCAAGCAATTGAAGAAGCTGAAGCTGCATACAACTTTGCACAACAAAAAGAACAAGAAAATCAACAGTTAAAGCAAAAGCTAGGTCAATTAGATCAAGGCTATATAAAAGAGTACGATAATCGCATTAAGAGTCAATCTGCACAAGTTAAAGAAATTTACAAGCAGGCGCATGAAGCTGGCGACTCAGAAAAGATGGCCCAAGCTCAACAAATTATGTCTAAACTTGCTGTCGAAGAAGAAAGACTGCGTGTTCAAAAAGGTGAATCAGCTAGAACACAAGCTCAACAGCAGCAACAACAACAAGTGCAGCAACCTCAACCGCAACCTCAAAGGCAAGCTCAACCAGAAGATCCAAAATTAAAAGATTGGCTTTCTAAAAACTCTTGGTTTGGTCCTGATAAGGTTATGACAAGAGGAGCGCAAGCTGTGCATGAACAGTTGGTATTAGAAGAAGGGTTTGATCCTTCTACTGATGAATATTATTCGGAGATCAACAAACGTATGAAAGTTGAGTTTCCTCACAAGTTTCAGGAGAAACGTGCAAACGTCCAAGCCGTAACTCCTGCGCCTAATGGGCGGTCTGTGAAGTCTGGACGGAAGAAATCGGTGCAATTATCGCCGGGGCAAGTGGCATTTGCTAACAAAATGCGAATACCTTTGGAAACTTACGCTAAAGAAGTAGCGAAACTAGAAAATAAACGGAGTTAAATATGGCTGATAGAACTAACCGAGAGGCAGTATCTCGTGAAAAAACTGAAAGAAAAGCCCAATGGAAAGCTCCATCAACATTAGAGTCTCCAGAGGCTCCAATTGGATATAAGCATCGTTGGATTCGTGAAAGCGTTATGGACTTTGATGACCGTAACAATATTCACAAAAAACGGAGAGAAGGCTACGAATTAGTTCGTGCTGATGAATACCCAGATTTTGACGCTCCTGTAATTGACGAAGGTAAAAACGCTGGTTGTATTGGCGTTGGAGGGCTTTTATTAGCTCGAATACCTAATGAAATTGTAGAACAGCGGAATGAACATTATAGCCAAATGGCTAAAAATCAAATGGAAGCAGTTGATCGTGATTGGATGCGTGAAAACAATCCCAATATGCCGAAACTAAATCCACAACGTAAATCTTCTGTGAGTTTTGGCTCTCAGAATAATAAGGAGTAATAAGAAATGGCAAATAAAGATGCCGCATTCGGAATGCGTCCTGTAGGCAGAATAGGGGGAACCCCTTATACTGGTGGACAAAACCGATACAGAATCGCTGCAAACTACGGAACAGCTATTTTCCAAGGTGACATGGTTGCTATGGTTACAGGCGGTGGTGTAGAAGTACACGCTGATGGTGGAACAGTACCTATCGTTGGTGTGTTTAATGGTTGTCAATATACAGATCCTACTACAGGGGAACATAAGTTTTCAAATTTTTATCCTGCAAGCACCAATGCTTCAGATATAATTGCTTTTGTCATTGATGATCCTATGGTTGTTTTTGAAATTCAAGCAGCTATAGCTTTCCCAATTGCGGATTTGTTTGGAAACTTTGATATCGTTTATACTACTGCAGGATCTACCACTACTGGTATTTCTGGCGCTGAATTGCAAGTAACAGATGGTGGAACTGCAACTACTCTTTCACTTAAAGCAATTGATATTTCAGAGGATCCTGAAAATTCAGATGTAGGTTCGGCTCATACAAACGTAAGAGTTGTTATTCAAAATCACATATTCGGCGTTAAAGGCGCTGGGTTAGCGTAAAGGGGCAGTAATATGGCTATATCAAGAGCGCAACTTGTAAAAGAGTTGGAACCGGGTCTAAACGCCCTGTTTGGAATGGAGTATGACAACTATGACTCCGAGCATTCAGAAATTTATGATACAGAAACTTCAGATCGTGCATTTGAAGAAGAAGTAATGTTATCAGGATTTGGCAATGCTCAAACAAAAACTGAAGGTGCAGGGGTATCATTTGATTCTGCTAACGAAGCGTATACTGCTCGTTACACGCATGAAACAATTGCTCTCGCTTTCGCACTAACTGAAGAAGCAATTGAAGATAACCTTTATGATCGTTTAGGCGCTCGTTATACAAAGGCTCTTGCTCGTTCAATGGCTCACACAAAGCAAGTAAAAGCTGCAGCTACACTAAACAATGCGTTTAGCTCTAGTTTTACTGGTGGTGATGGCGTTGAGCTTTGTTCGGCTGTTCACCCACTAAACGGTGGTGGAACTTTCTCTAACGAGCCGTCAACTGCTGCTGACCTTAACGAAACATCTCTTGAAGATGCTTTGATAAGTATATCAACATTTGTTGATGAGCGTAATATGATTATTGCCTTACGAGGCATGAAGCTTATTGTGCCACCACAGCTTCAGTTTATTGCTGATCGTCTTCTTGAATCAACTCTACGTCCCGGAACCGCTGATAATGATATCAACGCAAATCGGAACATGGGAATGGTTCCAGATGGATATACTGTTAATCACTTCTTAACAGATACAGACGCTTTCTTTATTAAAACAGACTCTCCAAATGGGTTTAAATTGTTTGAGCGTTCGCCTCTTGCAACCAATATGGAAGCAGATTTTGATACTGGAAACATGAGATTTAAAGCTAGAGAAAGATATTCTTTTGGCTTTTCAGATCCTCGTTGTGTATTCGGTTCGCCCGGAGCAGCGTAAACAAATCAAACATTTGTTCGATTTATTGAAGGGGGCGATTTATTCGCCCCTTTCTTTTTGTTTTAAACTATAGTATAAGAAACTATTCCCCGACAGTTGCATGGTGCAACTGACTTAACCCCAGACGAGGAGATACATATGGGTACTTCAACTTTTAACGGACCAGTACGTTCAGAAAACGGCTTTCAAGTTGTTTCTAAAAATGCCACTACAGGCGCAATTACAACTGTAGCAAACACAGCCTCAACAGGCATTGTTACAAATAAATATGTAAAGCACGTTGGTTTTGCCACAGGTGTTACTGTTAACAGCACAGCAGGGGACAGTCCTGCAATTGGTGAGTTCACTCAACCTGCAAATACAATCATCACTGACATTAAAATATTTTGTGACGTTGCTCCTGTTATTGGAACAGGTGATATTGGTTATGAAGTCGGAACATCTTCTTCTGGCGCACAAATTGTTGCTGCTGCAACAGATGAAATCTTAGATGGCGGTACAACAGTTGTCGCACACAACGTAACATTGACAACTCTTGTTGTGCAGACGCAGAGTGGAACAACTGCTCCAGCTTCTGTTCAATATACAGACGCAGAAAGAACTATCTATTGCAACATCACGAATACAGTCGATGCGACAACAGCAGGATCGTTCACATTCATCATTGAGTACGTTCAAATAGCATAATAGGAGGATTTCATGGCTGATGCTGTAACCTCGCAAACCTTAATTGATGGTCAAAACAAGGCTGTTATAAAGTTTACAAACGTGTCGGACGGCTCTGGCGAGAGTGCCGTTAAAAAAGTAGATGTATCGGCTTTGTCGAATAGTGCAGACGGTGTGGCGTGTTCTGGAGTCGTTATTGAGCGTATCTGGTGGCAGTGTATTGGCATGAAGGTTCAAATACTTTGGGATGCCTCTACTGACGCTTTTTGCATTGAATTAGGAGAAAACCAAAGTGGTTCTCACGACTACAGTATTTTTGGTGGTCTAACTAACAATGCAGGAAGTGGAAAAACAGGCGACCTTATGTTTACGACAGTAGGACACACTTCTGCGGATACATATACTATTATTTTGTATATGCGTAAGAAATATGGCTGAGACTAAAAAACGTAAGGGCGAAATGCCTAAACGAAATAAAAAGAATTTTCG